GCACCTGTCCGGGTTTGTCCTGTAGCTCAATTGGCAGAGTGACCGCCCGAGGACGCTTGGGGTTAACGGTAGGTATCGGTTCGAGTCCGGTCGGGTCAGCTATTGCAAAGCGGTAGCCGCTTTGTGGGTTGCCCTTTGCAATTTTTCTTTTTGGAGGTTTTCGGTGTTTGGGTTTCCGTTGCACTCTGAGCCTTTGGTGTTGACCAGGGGTAGGGATTTTAGGTGGACGTTCCAGCTTGTGAATTGTGATGACGAGCCTTTCGATTTTCCTGCCGGCAAGTTGTTTGTTGAGCTTGGTGGCGATCCTGTCACTGAATGGCATTTCGATTTGTCTGGGTCGGTGGCGGTGTTGAAGGTTGAGTCGGAGGTTGCCGACGAGGTTCGTTCGGGCTGCCGGTGGCAGTTGGTGTGGTTATCGGATGGTGAGGCGGCTGGTGGCGATCCAATCGCACGCGGATTTGTGAAGGTGCAGAGATGACGTGTTCTTGCGGCAGTTGTGTCGGTTTGGGTGTGGGGAGATTGGTTGCCCTGCCGGGTTTTCCTGGTTCTCCTGGGGATACTGGGCCTGCGGGTGAGCGTGGGGAGCCTGGACCTCCTGGTAGGGATGGTGAACAGGGCAAAGACGGCAAAGACGGTGCTCCAGGCGAGCGCGGTGCCACAGGCGAACCCGGCAAGGACGGTCAGGACGGGGAGCCCGGCGAAAAAGGCGACAAAGGCGACAAGGGTGATCCAGGCACCACGCTGTTCGCGGGGCTCGAGGATGTCACCGCTGTCGGGACTGCGTTGGCGACCGCCGCCAGCGAGGCTTCGGCGCGGGCCGCTATCGACGCGGTCGCGTTTGCCGACTTCGTTGACACCGACGAGAAGAAAGTACCCGTCAATCTGGACAGGTTGATTCTGTTCGACTCCCAAGTCACCGAAACGATCATTGACGCCGACGGTGATCCGGCAGTCGTCAATCTCTGGCCCGCTAAGCACATATCGTGGCAGGTGCTGCGGGACTTTTTGATCAACTGGTTGGACTACGCGACGAGGACGTTGTACAACAAGACACTCGTCCAACCGGTGATGCGCGACATCGTTGTGGAGGGCGGCGCGTTCGGCCTGAAGCTCCTGCCGGACGGTACTGCCAGGGACTACCTGATGATCCGCCCTTCGACGGGCGTGGTGATCCTCCAGGCGCTGGGGTCTTCGGCAAATGTGAACTTGGAGTTGCGGCCCGGTGGTGCGACTGGAAGCGTGATTTTCAAGACGTACAACAACGCTGCCAATGGTGTGCTGCCGTTGATTGTCGAGTCATTCGCCAACAACAACGTCGATCTGGATGTGCGGCCAAAGAATACGGGCCGACTGCTGGTGAAGGGCAACCCTGTCGCGGTGTTCGTCGCCGCGCCCGCGACGGCGACTTCTCCGGGTGTGGTGGGGCAGGTCGCAGAGGACGGCAACTTTTTCTACGTTTGCACAGACACAAACACATGGCGACGTACGCCGCTTTCGACTTGGTGAGGATTTTCGCGATGAATGATTATGTGTTGTCTTGGACCGAGGTTGGCGGCGATCCGGGTTCCGTTTTCCTTCGGGTGCCGGAGAGTGTCGCACGAGCCCTCGCTGACGCCTTGATGTCAAGTGACCAATTCGTGGATGTTTCGCTGGTGAGCAGGGAAGTGGTCAATCGCGGAGTCCTTCCCTGATGGCTTTTGAGAAGGTTCTGCCTCTGCCGCCGCTGGACCAGATCGGCCAGCAGACGATATTCCATTGCGGCCCAGGCTCAGCGGAAAACATTCTGGTCAGCTTGGGTATCCCGTCTGACGAGTGGGAACTGGCGATGGCCTGCCGGACCACCGAAAATGGGACCGACTGGATAGGCCAGATCCGCGACGTTCTCAACCAGCGCGCCCATCACATCGACTGGCGACTGGTCGAGATGCCGCATGACCCCGCCACCCCGGCCGAGAAGCAGAAGCTGTGGGACGACGCGGTCACCTCCATCGTCCATGCCGGCGCGCCGATGCTGATGAACTTCGTTGCGCCCCAGTTCAACTATCCGCGAGCCTCGCGCCCGAGTCCCATCGACGGCCAGGTCCGCAACCCGTCCTACGGCGGCGGCACGGTGTATCACTACGTCACCTGTTTCGGCGCCGCCGAAGACACGGACGGTTCGCGCCATCTGCTGATCGTGGACTCCGGGTTCCAGCCGACGGTGTATTGGATCACGCACGATCAGTGCGCGACGCTGATCCCGCCCAAGGGTTACGTGTTCGGCCATGCCGACGCCGTGGGTGTCCCGACCCTGCCCGGCCCGGCCGCGGCACTGGACGAGGGCGAGGCACTGTCCATCGCGATGGGCGGCTCTCTTCCCATCGACCGCTACCGCGCGCTGGTGCCGGCCGTCAAAGACGCTCTGCGCCAGTCGGAATGCATCAACCCGCGCCGGGTGGCCGAGTGGTTCGCCCAGATCGGCCACGAGAGCGCCGGTCTGCTCTACATGGAGGAGCTGGCGGATGGATCGGCATACGAAGGCAGGCAGGACCTCGGCAACATCCAGCCGGGCGACGGCGTCAGGTTCAAAGGCCACGGCCCTATCCAGATCACGGGCCGGGAGAACCACCGGCAGGTCTCGGAGTGGGCCTACAGCCGCGGTCTGGTACCGACGCCGACCTACTTCGTGGACAACCCGACCGAACTGGGCTCGGACACCTTCGGCTTTCTCGGCGCTGCTTGGTATTGGACTGTCGCTCGCGGCGATCAGATCAACCAGGCCGCCGACCGTGAGGACCACGAGACCGTCACCCGCCTCATCAACGGTGGACTCCACGGCTACGAGGACCGGGTTCAGCGCTACCACAGAGCGATTCAGGTCGCAGACCAGTTCGTTCCTCGAGCGGAACCTGCTCCCGCCCCCGCCCCCGCTGTGGCTCCTCCCACACCTGAACAGGCTCCTGCGATGACCCATCCGAGCACCCCGTTGACGGGATTCCCGCACCACCACAGCCAGCACGAGGACGACCGCGCCCTGCTGCTGAACATCCGCGCCGAGGGCCTACTCACCCAGCGTCTCGTGTTCGAGATCGCCGCCCGTGCGGGTATCGACGCCCGGCGCATCTACGAAGAGACCAGGGACTCGTTCTGAGGAGGTAGTCGTGTCCATGCCGTGGGATAACCCGCGGCCCGCCACCCCGCCGGCGCCCGGACCGGCTCCGCAGTACCCCCCAGCCCAGTACACCCCAGCACCCCCACCGCAACCCGCCTACACCCACACCCCGGCGCCCGTGCCGCCCTACCAGCCGCCCCAGCAACCACAGATGGTGGCAGTCAACGACCAGACCGGCCAGCGCGTCCCGGTGGACATCAATTCCATTCTCCAGCAGGCGATCAACACCGCCATCGTGGAGAACAAGGACGCGATGGTCGCCAACAGCCAGCGGGCTCTGAAGTCCGCGGTCCAGGGCAAGAAGCCGACGGTCGAGCAGTCGAACTCCGCGTTCGTCGAGGCCGCCGAGGACATCGAGGAAGCGTTCACCGGCGGCCCGGTCACGACCCGGACGTTCGTGCAGGGCGTGGTGATCGACATCGGCTTCGCGGTCTTCGCCGCGGTCGCCACGGTCGTCGGTCCTGGCTTCGACGCCTTCGACAAGGAGGCGTGGACGGTGGTGGGTGCTCTTGTGCTGAAAACCATTGTCCAGACAGGAATGTCGTACATGATGAAGCTGCAGGTCAAGTAGTGATCACTGTCAGAGAGTTCCTCTTCGCGGTCCCGCCCAAGGATCACGCCGAGACCCTGCCCGAGAAGCGGCAGCGGTGGTTCGAGAACGCGATGGCGATCATGCTCGCCATCGCCGCGATCTCGGCCACCTGGAGCAGCTTCCAGTCCTCGCAGTGGAGCGGCAAGGCCTCCGGCCTGGTGTCGCAGTCCTCCATCGCGCGCGCGGACTCCAACCGCTACGCCTCCAAGGCGGTCGAGGAGACCTCCATCGACGCCTCGCTGTGGATCGAGTGGCAGAAGGCGGTGCTGCGCGGAGAAGACATCCTCGCGACCTTCCTCGCGGGCCGGTTCTCGCCGGCGCTGGACAAGGCCCAGGACGTGTGGCTGGCCAAGACGCCCGTGGACGCCAACGGCATCCCGGCGAGCCTGCCCAAGGGCACCCCGCTGACCCTTGACGAGTACGTCCCGCCGGGCCAGGCGAAGGCGGAAACGCTTTCCGCGCAGGCTGAATCGCAGCTCGCCGAGGCGTCGAAGTTCAGCTCGGTCTCCGGCCGCTACATCATGCTGACGGTCCTGTTCGCGCTGGTGCTGTTCTTCGGCAACGTGGCCACAAAGTTCTCTGGCCCCAAGATCCAGCTGGCCCTCGGCGCGGTGTCGATGACGCTGCTGGCGTCGTCGGTTCTGCGGATGCTGCTGCTGCCGATCCTGTGATGGACGTGGCGGTCCTGGCCGTGCTGCTGGCCGCGGTGACGTTCTGGCTGGAGCGCTGGCTGTCGAGATGAGAGGCGGTGCGATGGGCAAGGTTCTACTGCCCCAGGAGCCGCACATCGAAGGGCCGACGTGGCGGCGCTACGACGACGGCACCTTCTACCTTCCCGAGAAGTCGCTGGGCTGGGACATCCTCAACTGGTGGGCCACCTACCTGCGCTCGCCGGACGGCTCCGGGCCGTTCCTGGCCACCCTCGAGCAGGCCCGCTGGCTGCTGTGGTGGTTCGCCGTCGACGACAACGGCAAGTTCCTCTACCGGCAAGCCACCCTGCGCCGGCTGAAGGGCTGGGGCAAGGACCCGTTCGCCGCGGCCCTCGCACTGGTAGAACTGTGCGGGCCGGTGACGTTCTCACACTTCAACATCAAGGGCGAGCCGGTAGGCAAGCAGCGCTTCGCCGCGTGGGTCCAGTTGGCGGCGGTGAGTTACGAGCAGACCCGCAACACCAACGCGCTCTTCCCGGCGCTGATCACCGACCGGCTTAAGAAGGAGTACGGCCTGGAGGTCAACCGGACGCTGATCTACAGCGCCGCCGGCGGGCGGATCGAGTCGATCACCTCCAGCCCGTATGCGGCAGAGGGCAACCGCCCGACTTTCGCGGTGATCAACGAGGGCCAGTACTGGTTCGATTCCAACAACGGCCACGAGATGTCCGCGATGATCAAGGACAACCTCACCAAGACCGACGGGCGGCTGCTGAGCATCTGCAACGCCCATGTGCCCGGCGATGATTCGGTCGCTGAGCAGGACTACGACGCCTACCAGAAGGTCAAGGCCGGCCGTGCGGTGGACACCGGCGTCCTCTACGACTCCATCGAGGCGCCCGCCGACACCCCGGTCTCGGAGATCCCGTCGAAGGAAGTCGACCCCGACGGCCACGAGCAGGGCATCAAGAAGCTGCGCGAGGGCCTGGAGGTCGCCCGCGGGGACGCCAGGTGGCTCAACATCGACGCCATCGTCGACTCGATCCTCGACATCCGCTCCAGCGTCTCGGAGTCCCGCCGGAAGTTCCTGAATCAGGTCAACGCCTCCAGCGACTCCTACCTGAGCCCCGCGGAGTGGGACGCCTGCGCCGACGTGGAAGCCTCACTGCAAGAGGGGGATCGGATCACCCTCGGCTTCGACGGCTCCCGCAGCTCGGACTGGACCGCCCTGGTGGCGTGCCGGGTTGAGGACGGGCTGATCAGCCTGATCCGCGCGTGGGATCCCTCGATTCAGCCCACCGGTGAGATCAACCGCGAGGATGTCGACGCCACCGTGCGGGCGACGTTCGAGAAGTACGAGGTGGTCGGATTCCGCGCTGACACCCACCTGTGGGAGTCCTACGTCGATGCGTGGTCGCGCGACTTCAAGCGGACCTTGAAGGTCAACGCCTGCCCGAACAACATCGTGGCGTTCGACATGCGCGGCGGCAACCAGAAGAAGTTCACCCTCGACTGCGAACGGTTCCTCGACTCAGTGCTCGACAAGGAGCTGACCCACACCGGCGACACCACGCTGCGCCAGCACGCCCTCAATGCGCGCCGGCATCCCACCTCGTGGGGCGGCCTGGGTGTGCGCAAGGAGAGCAAGGACTCCTCGCGAAAGATCGACGCGCTCGTCTGCGCGGTCATGGCCTACGGGCTGCGACACGAATTCCTCATGAGCAAGCGAAACCGGTCCCGGAAGGCGGTGATGTTGCGCTGATGGCCGACTACACGCAGGCCCGCGACGATATGCTCAACGCCTTCAACAGCGTTCAGTTGCCGATGCAGGACTCCAAGGCCTACTACGACTCCCTCAAGCGCCCGGAGGCCATCGGCATCGCCACGCCAGTGGAGATGCGCAAGTTACTCGCGCACGTCGGCTACCCGCGGCTCTACGTCGATGCCATCGCCGAACGCCAAGAGCTGGAGGGCTTCTCCCTCGGCCGGGCCGATGAGGCCGACGCCGAACTGTGGGACTGGTGGCAGGCCAACGACCTTGACGCGGAGTCGACCCTCGGGCATACCGACGCCCTGATCTATGGGCGCTCCTACATCACCGTCTCGGCGCCGGACCCCGACATCGATCCGGGCATCGACCCGTCGGTGCCGATCATCCGCGTGGAGCCGCCGACCTCGCTGTACGCCGACATAGATCCGCGGACCCGACTGGTCACCAAGGCCATCCGCGCGGTGTACGGCGAGGATCAGGTGTACGGCAACCGCACCACCCTGGTCGCGGCGACGCTGTACCTGCCCAACGAGACGGTCTACTGGGTCGCCAACCGCCAGGGCACCCTGGCGAAGGGCAAGACGGTCAAGCACAACCTCGGCGTGGTGCCGGTGATCCCGATGGCCAACCGCACCCGGTTGTCCGACCGCTACGGCACCTCGGAGATCTCCCCGGAGCTTCGCTCGGTCACCGACGCCGCGGCGCGGATCTTGATGAACATGCAGGCGACTGCGGAGTTGATGGCGATCCCGCAGCGGTTGATCTTCGGCGTGCGGCCCGAAGACCTCGGGGTGGACCCGGAGACCGGTAAGCAGCTCTACGACGCTTACATGAGTCGCATCCTCGCGTTTGAGGACAGCGAGGTCAAGGCCACCCAGTTCACCGCTGCGGAGCTACGCAACTTCGTCGATGCCCTAGATGCGCTGGACCGAAAAGCCGCCGCCTACACCGGACTTCCGCCGCAGTACCTGAGCTTCTCCTCAGATAACCCGGCTTCAGCCGAGGCGATCAAGTCCTCGGAGTCGAGGTTGGTGAAGAAGGTGGAACGCAAGAACCTCCTCTTCGGCGGTGCGTGGGAGCAGGCCATGCGAGTGGCGTGGCTCTGCGTCAAGAAGGAAGAGCCCCCGCAGGAGATGTACCGGCTGGAGTCCATCTGGCGCGACCCGAGCACTCCCACCTACGCGGCGAAAGCTGCTGCGGCGGCCCAGCTGTACGCCAACGGCGCCGGGGTGATCCCCCGCGAGAGAGCTCGCCAGGACATGGGCTACACCATCACCGAGCGCGAAGAGATGCGGCAGTGGGACCAGGCAGAGAACCCGCTGGGTCAACTCGCCGGCCTGTACTCGCCGGTGCCCCCTACCCCGCCGGCGCCCCCCGCCCCCCCGGCGCCTGAGCAACCGATGCCGTGACCAGTCCGGTCCCGCAGACACCGCAGACCCCCCAGGAGTACGCAGCCCAGCAGGCGCTGATCTCCGCGGCGCTCGCGGTGTTCGTAGCCCAGATGGCCAAGCTGTTCGTCAACCCCGCGCTCACCGCCGCCGAATGGCTCGGGATGCTGCGCCTGATCTACCCGGAAGTCGACGCGGCGCGGGAAAAGTCGGCCCGGCTGGCGCGCAGCTTCTACGACACCCAGCGGGCCATCGCCCACCCGGATCTGCCCGTGCTCGCCCGCGATCTCGAGCCCTACCGCTTCGAGTGGTTCGCCCAGTCGATGGAGCCGATCCGGGCGCAGATGTCACTCCCACAGTCCCAGAACACCGCGGTGGGCCAACTGGCCTCCCTGGCGGTGCGCGAGGCCGAGAACGCCGGCCGCCGCCAGATCATCAAGGCCGTCGAGAACGACAAGCCCCTCGCCGAGAAGATCGCCGCGCAGGCAAAAGCACCGGAGGGCACCGGGTATCAGCGTAAGACCCCGAAGCTGACCCCGGACGAGATCGATGAGTTCCAGGCGCTGCTGAGAGGCGAAGTGCCGCAGAAGCGCACGACGTGGGGCGGCCAGACCGTCGAGTCCACCCCGAAGGCCACCCCCGAGCGCTCCACCGCGGTGCGGGGCTGGGCGCGGGTGGCCACCGGCCGCGAGACGTGCGCCTTCTGTCTGATGCTGATCTCCCGCGGGCCTGTGTACCTCGGCACCGACACCGCGGGCCTGAATAAGCCCGAAGACGAAGTCGTGCAGATGTTCCAGCAGAGCGACCTGAACGAGTACTTCGAGGACATCTCCGACTTCATGGAGGAGTGGCACCCGAACTGCGACTGCAAGGTCGTCCCCGTCTTCAACACGAAGTCCTGGGTCGGTCGCGACGAGTCGCGCAAGGCCCTTGAGATGTGGAAAACCGCCTCTCTCAAGGCCAAAGACGCACTCGAGGCCGACCCCGGCAAGCAGTACTACTCCTTCAAGGAGAAGAGGTGGTTACCCACCACGGTGAACCGCGAAGCGATCAACCAGCTCCGGCTGATGATCGCCGACAGTTCATCGGCTGACTGGGCTGCACTCCACGCAGCCTGATTTTCACCTGAGCCCTTGATGGGCTCTCAACATCGCCCAGGAGGCACTATGTCCGACGCTCCCGCCACCGAAGCTCTCGACGCTCCCGAAGCCCAGGCGGCACAACCGGAGACGTTCACCCTCGATTACGTCCAGGCGCTCCGGCAGGAAGCCGCCAAGTACCGCTCCGAGAAGAAGGATGCGGTCGCGGCGGCCAAAGCCGAAGTGTTCAAGGACTACGAGGTCAAGCTGGCCGAGAAAGACACCGCCCTTGCCGAAGCTCAGGGCCAACTGTCGGCTCGCGGACTGGAGCTTCTCAAGCTGAAAGCCGTTCTCGCCGAGGGAATCCCTTCTGAGGACGTGCAGGAGGTAGCGGCCCTGGTACAGGGCAACGACGAGGAGTCGGTGTCGGAAAGCGTGAAGCGCGTCAAGGCGCTTCTGGACAAAGGTCCCGTCCGGGACCGACCCGTTGACCCATCACAGGGCTCGGGCAATGACCTTCCGCTCAACGGAGATCCGCTTCTGGAGACCGTCAAGCGGATCGTGGGCGCCTGACCCGCATCACAGAAAGCAGACACACCAATGCCAGCATTCAACACCCCGAGCATGGTGGCGCAGACCACTGATTCGATGTTCTCGGGCTTCCTCGATCCCGTCCTGTCCGAGGACTACTTCAAGATCATGCAGAAGTCCTCGGTTGTTCAGCAGCTCGCCCGGCAGATCCCGTTGGGGCCGACTGGCGTTCGCATCCCCCACTGGAACGGCGACGTTCGCGCCAAGTGGGTCGGCGAGGGTCAGCAGAAGCCGGTCACCAAGGGCTCGCTGACCAAGCAGGACGTGGTCCCGCACAAGATCGCGACGATCTTCGCCGCCTCGTCCGAGGTTGTGCGGGTGAACCCGCAGAACTACCTCAACACCATGCGCGAGCGTGTCGCCGAGGCCATCGCGCTGGCCTTCGATGCTGCGGTCCTGCACGGCGTGGACAGCCCGTTCGGCAAGAGCGTGGCCGACACCTCCAAGAGCGTGAAGCTCGCCGGCGCCGTCGCGGGTGACACCGCGTTCAAGGCGCTCAACGACGGCCTGGACCTTCTGCTGAAGGACAAGACCGGCGTGAACCCGCAGAAGAAGTGGAACGGCACGCTGTTCGACAACACCGCGGAGGTCGTGCTCAACACCGCAGTGGACGCCCAGAAGCGCCCACTGTTCATCGAGCCCACCTACACCGAGATCAACTCAGCGTTCCGCGTTGGCCGCGTACTGGGCCGCCCGGCCTACCTGTCCGATCACGTCACCGACCCGCAGAAGCCCTCCAGCGACACCGGGGTGCTCGGGTTCATGGGCGACTGGACGCAGATCATCTGGGGCCAGATCGGCGGCATCAGCTACGACGTTTCCGACCAGGCCACCCTGGACCTGTCGGAGAACGGTGACGGGTCCGGTCTGGTCAGCCTGTGGCAGAACAACCTGGTTGCCGTCCGCGTTGAGGCCGAGTTCGGCGTCCTCGTGAACGACGCTGAGTCGTTCGTGAAACTCACCGCCTAGCAAAGGGATTATTCACCCCAGGGCGGGGAAGCTCGCCCTGGGGTGGCCCCCAATAGAAGGGACTTCGCCGTGAAGGTCAAGAACAAAGCAACCGGCACCGAGGCTGACGTGCCTGAGAGCCTGGCCGCCATGCTAATCAATGCCGGCGGTTGGGAATCCGCGGAAGGCAAGCCCGCCGAGCCCGCCGAGGAGTCCAAGCCGGTTCGCAAGCGTGCCCCCAGGAAGGCAGCAGGCTAGATGGCCTACGCCTCGACCGACGATGTCGCCGTTCGCTGGTCACGCGAACTCTCCTGCGACGAAGTCAAACTCGTGCAGGTCCGCCTTGAAGATGTCGAACGCCTGATCCGCCGCCGTATCCCCGATCTCGATGCTCTCATCGACGCGGGGAAGGTCGATGTCGAGGATGTCGTTCAGGTCGAAGCCGATGCGGTGTTGAGGCTGGCTCGTAACCCGGAGGGCTACGTCAGCGAGACCGATGGGAACTACACCTACCAGCTGTCGAAAGACCTTGCCACGGGCAGGCTTTCGATCACCGCTGATGAGTGGCAGATCCTGGGTGTACGCCGCAATCGGTTGACCACGTTGGTCCCGTCCCTGCTCCTGGGTGACGGCAGAACAGTTCTCGGCGAGGCGGAGGTTTCCAGCTAAATGGCAACGGTCATCACGGTTGTGGGCGTCACTAAGCTCATCTACGAGGTGTTGGAGCGGGACTACGGTGTCCCGCGCCCCGAGGGCACCGGGACCGGAAACCTCGGCACCGGCACCGGCACCGGCACCGGCGCCACCGCCGGCCTGACCCAGGCCCAGGTGCAGACCCTGATCGACGCCTCCATCGCGGCGATCCCGGCCGGTACCACCGATCAGGCCGCCGTCGAGGCGATCATCGAGGCCAAGCTCACCGAGTTCGCCCCGATGATCCAGGAGGCGATCCAGTCTCAGTTCAAGGCGATGCCCGAGTCGATTCGCCTGAACGTCAAGGACCCGGTCGACAGCGCGACCATCGAGGTCATCAACCTGTCGGGGCCGAAGAAGGTCGGCAACCTCAACCTCGCGCTGCAGGAGGACGGCAAGCTCAGCGTCAACGGCAAGCGCGTCCTAACGGTCGACGACGCACTGGAGGCCGCCGGCGGCGGGATCGACCAGGCCGCCGTCGAGGGCGCTGTCGCCGCCGCGACCGCCGCCATGAAGGACCGCATCGACGGCCTGGAGAACCAGGTTCGCCTGCTGACGCAATACATCGATCAGCAGGTCGGCACAGTCGTCCAATACGCCGACATGGAGTTGGCGAAGAAGGCTGACGAGACCGCGCTGACCGCTCTGGCCGACAAGCACGAAGTCGACCTTGGCAACCTACGCCAGGCCATCAACGACACCATCGAGCTCGTGCTGAACAACTACCTCACAAAGCGGGCATTCCAAGACCTGCTGGACGCGATCAACGGCCCCACCGCGACGATCCAGAGCGTCACCGAGATGTTCTGGCTGCTCAACGACGTAATCATGGCGCTCATTGATGCCACCGGAATCGAGATCCCAGGAGGGGTTAAGTGACAACGCATTTCGGGCACAAGGACCGCACCAGCCCGGTGCAGACCTTCCCCAGGGTGATCCCTCCGGGTACGGGCGATTGCGACCACACGGCCATTACGGCTGCGCTTCGCTCAATGCAAACCGATGTGGACGTGTTGAAGGCTGACAAGTCTGCGCCAGTTGATGTGACGGCCCTTAGCAGCCGTGTGCGGGCGCTTGAGGCATCTGTTCTGAACGGCGGTCGGCCTGCCCCTGACCCGGAGCTTGTGCGTATCTCAAACACCGCTGTCGGCAACGGTGAGTATGTGGTGACCCCATCGAAAACGATGGGCGCAACGTACACGCACACCCCCGGCGAGTTCGATGACTACCTCGTGGTGTTCGTGGGCTACACAATCCCCGATGTTGTTCCAGGCGGGTCGACGTGGAACATCACGGTCAAGTACGGCACGCAGACGCTTACCCAGTTGGGTGCGGCTTTGACAGGCGGTTCACATCCCACCGATAAGACGCGGGGCGAGGTTAGAGCCTACGGTGCGGCTATCACACCGGGCAAAGGCCCGCAGGAAGTTGTGGTCACTTGCACCACCGGCACGGATTTGGCTGGTAAAGCCAACAATCCGACTTACACGTTCGCCTCTAACTCTGTGTCGGTGAGTAACTATGCCAGCCACACCATTACAGGTACGGCTAACTCTGGCGATACCGACGGCTACGGTGTTCGGGCACGGTATCGGCGGCTTATCGGGATGAGCCAGGTGGCGACTACCCCGGCGAAAACGTATGTGCAGTCCGGTGCTGGCGGTCCCGCCAGGGTGTTGTGGGAATCCTCTGACAACGGTGGCAGGCGAGTGGTGGTGTTTGAGGACGCTTGCTCGCCGGATTCGATGATTATCATGTACGGCGGCAACACGGCTAACCGTTATGCGTCTGGTTCAGTCACGTTCGACGTGTTGGCCCCGCCGAAGGTTATCTGATGTTGAAACACATCACAGCAGTAATAGTGACTGCTGTGCTGTTCGCTTCTCCTGCGGCTGCGGACGCCTCCTCGTTCATCGAGGAGGCCCGCGCCAGCGGGTTCACCGCCCCGGATGACGAGCTTCTCCGCGACGGCTACCTCGTGTGCGCTTCATCGGCGCAGGGTGGCGTCAACGACGATCTGATCGGCAGGGGTATGCGCACGGCGCAGCGGTGGCTGGGCCGGGAAAGCAACCCCGAGAAGGATCAGTCGTTCATCGATCTGGCGCAGAAGTATTTGTGCCCCACCCAGGTTCAATAGGCGTTCCAGTGAGCTTGCTGGACAGAGCCAACCAGTGCGTGATCGTCTACCCCGAAGAGGTCGTCACCGACGCCGACGGCAACACCAAGACCCAGCCGTCCAAGACCGGATTCCACGCCAGGGCAAGGATTCAGCCCATCGGGGCGTCAGGCACCTCGGCCCGGCGGCAGGAGCAGGACAACGAGGGCTTCGAGACCGAGAAGTGGTACAGCGTCCGCTTCCCGAGAGGCTTCTGCCACATCCTCGGCGCCCAGGCCCAGATCGAGTGGCAGGGAGTCCGGTGGGCGGTTCACGGTGACGCCATGTACTACACGGGATCTCGCGCCACCGCTCACCTGACCTACACGATCCGGAGGTACTGATGGCCGAGCTGTACCCGAGGAACGAGCGCACCTTCAACGGCATGATCGCCCACATGGACGGCATCCAGGCCGCACTGAAGGCAGAGGCCAACCGCATCGAGGGATTGGCCAACACGCGCCTTGAAGCCGCCCGCGGGTCCACCCAGTGGACCAAGATCGACGACCCCGCCGGCCAGACGAAGATCGGAGTGGACCGACCCGAGGGCGATTACTCCTCCACCACCTTCGAGGTGTGGATGGAGGCCTACAAACAGGGCGCGATGGCCCTGGAGTTCGGCCACGCCCCATCGGGTGTATTCGGCCCAGGAGGCCGGCTTTCGCATGTCAAAACCAAAGCGCCGTATGGGCTTTACATCATGACAGGCGCCTACATCCAGGCATAGGAGGTAACCGTGTCGAGGATGCCCCGTGTCCAGGCCGTCGTGATGCCCATCCTTCGGGAGGCCTTCCCGAATGTGAAAGTCAGCTCCTGGGTGGAGGACATCGACTACCGCGAGTTCCCGATGATTCAGGTGCGACGCATCGGCGGCTTCCGGCACGACCGGAGGCCCACACAGTTGGCCATGCCGGTGGTTGAGCTGACCGCCTACACCACAACGGGACTGGTCGAGACTGAGCAGCTCTACGAAGAGGCGCTTGAGGCGCTTTACGCGGCTGTGAAGTCGCAGAAGCAGACCCCTGATGGGTATCTGCATTCGCTGAAAGAAACGATGGGCGCGACCCAGTTCTCATCGCTATTCCAGGACTCCTGGCGGGTCCAAGGGCTCATCCAATTCGGGGTCAGACCCCCGATCTCATTGCAAACAAGCTAGGAGTTCAACCATGCCACAGAATGACAACGCGGTAATCACCGCGGCGGTCGGCTACGTCTTCACCGCCCCGCCTGGGACGGCACGTCCGACACCCGCACAGTTGAAGACCCTCGACCCGGAAGCGTTCGGCGCCTACAGCATCTCGGTGAAGTCGCTGACCGCCGGCCCGTTCACCCTGACCGTGGGCGGCACCCTCACCTCGATCCCGGCCGGTTCTGCCGCCGCCGAGGTGCAGACCGCTCTAGAGGCCAATGCGAAGGTCGGCGCCGGCAACGTCAAGGTCACCGGCACCGACATCGTCTCCGGGTTCACCATCGCGTTCATCGGCGCCCTGCAGGGCACCAAGCCGACCATCGTCGGTTCGACCACCCGCGACGGCGATCCTGACGACCTTCTGGTCGACCCCGACGATGTCGACCCCGACGCGGATGTCGACCTCGATGCACCTCTCGACGCGGAGCCGCGCGTTGCGGTCACCGTCACCGACGTGACCCTGCCGAACAACTGGCGGTCCATCGGCCACACCTCCAGAGGTGACCTGCCCGAGCTGGGCTACGACGGCGGTGACACCGAGGTGCGCGGCACCTGGCAGAACGAGTCGCTGCGCGAGGTCGAGACCAAGCCCATCGCGGACTTCCTCAAGATGGCGCTGCATCAGTTCGACGTGGACAGCTTCGAGCTGTACTACGGCAAGGACGGTGCCGCTGGCGAGGCCGGCGTGTTCGGCGTGACCGGGACCGCCGCGCCGGTGGAGAAGGCCCTGCTGATCATCATCGTCGATGGCGACGTGAAGGTCGGCTTCTACAGCCCGAAGGCCTCCTTCCGACGCGACGACTCCATCTCGCTGAAGACCGACGAGTTCGCCGCGATCCCGGTGCGCGCGACGTTCCTCAAGTTCGGCAGCGCGAACAAGTACCAGTGGGTCAACGCGGACCTCTTCGTCCCCTGATCCATGTTCGACCGGGGGGAGGGGTGGTCTTGGCGGGCCGTCTACCCCTCCCCCTGCCCGCCACTTTTACGACCCGCCAACAACTTTGAAAGGCTCGCCACATGTCGAACGTGTTCACCCTCGACAGCATGCGCTCGGAGATCGAGCGCGAGTTCGCCCCGTGCCAGATCGAACTGGCCGAGGGCAAGACGGTCACCCTACGCAACCTGCTGCGGGTGCCCAAGACCAACCGGGAGTTGATCTACGCCCTGCTCGACGAACTGTCCGAGATCCAGAAGGCCGAGGACGATAAGGGCCTGGTGTCGACCGAGAAGTCCGCTCAGATCGCACTGCAGATTTTCCCGCTGGTCGCCGACAGCGAGAAGCTCGGCCGGCAACTGGTGGAGTCCATCGAAGACGACCTCGCGCTGACGCTGCGCGTGTTCTCTCGGTGGATGGACGGCACCCAGGTGGGGGAAGCCGAGGGCTCGCCGAACTCATAGACGAGTACGGCGAGCATCTTGCGGCCGACCTGCTGGAGCACTATCAGGTCGACCTGCGGGACCTGTTCCACCCCACCAGGCCCCTGACGCCGCTGTGGCTACTGGTGCTGATCCGCGGGCTGCCCGAGGACTGCCGGTTCAACGCCGAACGTCGCGGCGGGCAGGAGTTCCGCGGCTGGGACGCCGACCGGTGGGCTGCGGTCGCGACGGTGAATGCTGTTCGGGCGCTGACGTACACCTATGTCTCGGCGCATTCCAAGAGCCGTCCGAAGCCCCCTGAGCCGTTCCCGGTTCCCGGCGGCGCACGAAAGAACAACGGTCCCGGCTCGTTCGCGTTCATCGCAGCGCAGCAGTTGGCCGCTGCGCGAAAGGCTAAGGGGTAATGGCGAAAGAAGTCGGCAGAGTCTCTATCCGGGTGGTCCCAGACCTGGATGAGTTTCGGAACAAGCTCAAGGCCGAACTGGAGGCCCTGGAGCGCAAGGTCGCCGAGATCAAGGTCGGCGCCGACACCACGAAGCTGCGCCAGGACGTGCAGGCCGCCACCAAGGGGCTCGACGCCGCGGTCAAGGTCACCGCCGACACCGACGCCTACCGCGAGAAGGTCGCCAAGGAAACCGGCGACGTGGACGCGGTGGTCAACCTCGACGCCAAGGACACCGGCATCCGGGCCAAGGCCAGGGAACTGATCCGCAACCTGCCGGAAGCCAAGATCCCCGTCAAGCTCGACGAGCCTTCGATGGACCGCTACAAGGCCCGGATGCTGGGCAGGCTCCAGTCGATGATGTCGGACATCGAGGCCAACATCCCGCTGACGTTCAACGGCGAGCTGCTGCGCAACGAGGCAAAGGCCCTTGAGAAGGAACTCACCGGCAGGATTCGGGGACTTGATCCGAAGGACGATGAAGCGACCCTTGTTCGCCTGCGCAACGAGATCAACGACTTCTACAACGCTATCCGCCAGCGGGCGCGCGAGACCAACCTGCTGGGCAAGGATGTCAAGGCGCAGACCCGCGACGCCCTGAAGCTGGCGCAGGAGAAGATCTCCTGGCAGGTCGACCTTGACACGGCGGTAGCCGAGCTGACTTTCGACGCGATCAAGAACAGGATCGCCCAGGAGAAGTTCTCCATAAACCCTCAGTTCGACGGCAATGCCGTTGAGCGACAGTGGCAGATCCTCAAGGGTCGGTTCCTGCGCGACAGGATCGTGGTCCCCGTCGATGTGGATCGCAACCGCTTCCAGCGAGGATTCAACCGCATCTTTGTTGAAGCTCTGAACGCGGCCAAGCTCGCCGGCGTCGGAATCAGTAGCGCTTTCAGCGTCGCCAACCAGGGCGTCAGTTCACTGACCGCCAGCTTGGGTTCAGCCGCGAGGAGCCTGGCGGGCATCGGGCAGGCCGTAGCCATCGTCGGCGCCGTATTCGCACTTGCCGCACCAGCCACCGCGCTGCTGGCGGGCTCCCTTGTGGCACTACCGGGAATCCTGGCGGGCATCGCCACGCCCATTGCCGCTATCGCCCTGGGTATGGACGGCATCAAGAAGGCCGCCGAGGTCGTTAAGCCTGCTTTCGAGGATTTGAAGACCGCCGTCAGTGGCGCGTTTGAGCAGGGCTTCACCCCGGTGTTCCAGAACCTCGCCGACAAGCTGTTCCCCCGGCTGCAGGCCGCGCTGCCCGAGGTGGCCAAGGGACTGTCGACGCTGTTCAAGTCCTTTGGCGACACCGTCACCGGTGGCGGGAACCTGGAGAAGATCGAGGGGACTATCCGCAACATAGCCTCGGCGATCAGCGCGGCGGCTCCGGGCATCCAGTCCTTCACCAACGCCTTCATTGGACTGGTGAACAGCTTGAGCGGCTCGTTCCTGGGCGGGCTGTCCCAGACGTTCAACAAGCTGGGCGCCGAGTTTGATGCGTGGGTATCGAAGGTCACGGCCAACGGCCAGTTGCAGGCCGCGATGGACACCCTCAAGGGCACGCTCGGCGAAATCGGCGGCACCATCAAGGACATCGCGTCGTGGAGCTTCGACAACCTCGCAGACCCTGCCTTCGGGCAGTCCATGCGACAGTTCGCCAGTGATCTGCGGTCGATTGTCAACGACACCCTCCCGCTGTTCAAGAGCGGATTTGAGGCGGTCGCCGACATCGTCAACAGCATCCGGGGCGCCATCGATGGGATAAAGGCGGCCGGGGACTGGATCGGCAAGCTGACCGGAGCCCAGGAAGGCGTGTCGGCGAGCGCCAAGCAGTACAGCGGTGCGTTCAACCTCTTCGGCAAGGACGGCGTGCTGGGCGACAACGCCCCCTTCCGCAAGTTCTTCGGGCAAGCCGGCCCCGAGGCTGAGAAGGCCGGCGCGGAGGCCGCGCAGAAATTCCAGACCGGACTCAATCAGATCGCCGCGGGATCATCGGCCCCCGGCGGCGACATCACCCAGGCCATCCAGCAGCAGCTCGGGCAGATCACCTCGGCAACCGCCGAGGCCCAGAAGGCTGCACTCACATCGGTTTTCCAGGGCACCGGCGTCGGGGATGCGGTGAGAAGCCAACTGTCCCAGCAGCTTCAGGGCGTGCTTACCGAGGCCCAAACGCTGGTCTCGACCATTGGCCCGCAGTTGCAGACCGCGCTGGACGAGGCGATCAAGCCCGTCAGCAACCTGCCGGTGAAGATCGGCGAGTCTTTCGGCGTGGCCGCCGCCGCGATCATCGGCGCTTTCGGGCCGGTGCTCGAGCAGGTTCGCATCGGCGCGGATGGGATCGGCGATGCGCTGTCCTCTGGCCTCGGAAACCTCTACCAGCGGGTGTACGCCGCGTTCGCCGGGGTAGCCGGCGCGGTGGTCGCCGGGATGAGTGTGGCTGGGCAGGCGGCAGCCTCAGGTGCCACCACGATCCTCCAGGCGGTGCAGGCCGGGTTGTCGGCCCTACCCGCGGTGGTGCAGGCGATGTTCAGCGCCGTCCCCGCGACGATCCAGGGCGCGATGGGCCAGGCCGTCGGCACGGTGGCCAGCGTGTGCGGGCAGATCGTGCAGACGATGCTCGGCTACGCGGGCGCCGCGCAACAGGCCGGGGCGGCTATCGGCGCGTCGTTCGCGCAGGGTTTGGCTTCTCAGACCGACCTAGTGGCTTCCTCGGCCAGCGCGCTGATGTCGGCGGCGAAAGCCTTCTTCCCCCAATCCCCAGCGAAGGAGGGGCCGTTCTCGGGCTCGGGCTGGGTCGACCGCTCCGGCGAGGCCATCGGCATCAGCTTCGCCCAGGGCATGAAGGACTCCAGCGGCTCGGTGGTCTCGACCGCCAAGGAGTTGATGCAGGCCATCAAGGACGTGTTCGGGGACTCGAAGAACATCGCGTTCAACTTCAACTTCGGCGGCGGGGCGCAGTTGAGTTCGGGCCTGTCGCAACTGCAGTCGTCGTTCGACTCCATCACCCCATCAGCGTCTGGGCTTCAACAGCAGCTCGGCGGCGTCGGGGATGCACTGCAGGGCATGAGCACCGGCGATGCGAAGGCGCGCATCAAGGAGCTGACGCAGAGCCTCGCCGAGTTGGAGATCCAGCGCAAGACTGCCGAGGCAGCCAAGGATGCCGGCGCCGACCGCGCGGCCATCAAGGCGCAGCTGGAGCAGATCGCCAACCAGAAGAACCTGCTGGGCCTGGAGCGCGACAAGCTGAACTACGCCTTGAAGTACGGCGGTCAGGTTTCGGACACCACGAACAACTACAAGGACATGGTCCGTAACGCCGGCCAGCTTCCGCTGGACTTCGGGAAAGCCGTTGGCGGGCAGTTCATGTCCGACCTGGGCATCTCCGGTCAGGGCGCGATCTCAAGCCTGGCGAGTCAGGCTCTGGATTACGGCAGCCAGTTCATTTTCAACGTGGGAAATATGGATGACGCGCTACAGGGGCAGAAGCGGCTGCAGAGCCAGCAGATGCTCGGCTACGTCGGAAGGTAACGGTAACATATTCGCCAGATTAGAAGCGGCCCAGGCGGTGTTGGTAGCACCGTGATCCTGGGCCTAACCGACACGGAAGGTCGGCTGATGGCGAAGCGTACTCCGCTGACATGTACCCCGGACAACTGCGGCGAGAACTACCCGGCCTGCGGCAAATCATCTACCTACGTCAACCGCAAGTGCCGGTGTGATCCATGTGCGGAAGCGTGCAGGGAAAAGCATCGCAAGATGCGTGCCGCAAGGGTTTGGATCAACGCAGGAGACTGCTCGCCAGGGAATTGCGGCGAGATATTTGCCAAGTGCGGGAAAGTAAGCACTTACTCTCACTGCAAGTGCCGGTGCTCATCCTGCCTAGGCGCGATGAACGCATACAGTCGGCAGCGGTATTCGGCTGCGCAGCCGCGCAACTACGGTGAGTGCAGCCCGGACAACTGCGGCGAGCTTTTCTTGAAGTGCGGCACGCCAGGGACTTTCATCGGCAGGAAGTGTAAGTGCTCGGTCTGCAAAGCGGCGGCCAGGGCGAAGAACAAGCAGCAAATCCCATCTGGCGCCGGGCGGAACTACGGCGACTGCTCCCGTGAGAACTGTGGAGACACTTTCCGTTTGTGTGGCACTACGACCACATATCGGCGCAAGAAGTGCCGGTGCTCTGCCTGTAATGAAGCCGTGCGGCGTTACGAGAATGACTCGTACAAAAAAGACCCATCAAAGAAGAAGCTCAAGAGCCAGATTCGGCGCGCAAGAGTCAAGGGCGTTCTTTGCATCGAATACACGGCTGAGCAGTTGGCGCGGAAGTACGAATACTGGGGCAACACCTGCCATATCCAAGGACCGAACTGCAACGGCGTAGCGGAGGACATTGAACACGTGATTCCGATCAGCTTGGATGGCCCAAACATTCTCGCCAATATTCGGCCATCCTGCGAGACATGCAACGGCAACAAGGGGTCTCAATGGCCATTCCCGATCAGGCTAATTCCCGGAGGGAAGGTTAAGCAGTGAAGACAACCGTCGAACTGCTTGGCGTAAACGGCGAGTTGTTTACCTTGGCCGGTGATAACGCGGGGGATCAGGGCGTATTCCTATCGACGGGCGTAACCGGGTTGTATGACCCTCCGGTCAAAGCGGTTTTCGAGACACCGGGCAACTACCCCGGCAGCCGCTACCTGAATCACCGTGTCCTGCAACGGGATCTGGTGTTCGGCGTGGAGATCCTTCACGAGGACACAGCGTCGTGGCTGTCTCGGGACTCCGCGTGGCGCAAGGCGTGGTCCTTCGAGGCCGACTGCACGCTGTCGGTGACCACCGAGGAGTCCGGCACCCGCAAGCTCAAGCTGCGGCTGGGCGAGTCGCCTGAGGTGGACACGTTTACTGACCCGCGGATGCGGACGATCAACCTCGTCAAGATGATCACCGTCGCCGGGGATCCGTTCTGGTACGCCGACGACGAGATCTACACCGCCGTCACGAAGACCGACACCAGCTTCGACCCGAACACGCTGGGCCTGCCGTGGCCGTGGCCGCAGACCGAACTGCCGGTGGAGACGCTGACCATCGACGTGCCCACGGTCAACCCCACCGACCAGATCATCTGGCCGAAATGGAGCGTGCCCGGCTCGACCTACGCCCCTGCCGAGCCGTATGTGCCGTGGCTGCCGTGGCTGGGCGCACCGAAGAGCCGCGCCACCATCTGGACGGTGCCCGACTACAGCTTCAAGGACGACGACCAGAAGGACCGCCGCCTGCGGCTGCCCGGCCTGATCGGCGGGTTGCGCACCAACGAGATCCAGCAGCTCTCCATCGAGGGCCGGCCCACCGGTGGCACGTTCAAGCTGAAGCTCGGCACCGAGACCACCGCGGCGATCCCGTACAACCCCACCCCGGCCCAGATCGAGACCGCTCTGGTGGCGCTGGCTCAAGTCGCCGCCGGGGACGTGGATGTCACCCAGGACCCGGCGATCAACGAGCAGCAGACCGTCGAGCTGCAGGGCGGCGCCACCGGTGGAACGTGGCGGCTGAATTTCGAGGGGGAGTGGACCGACCCCATCGCCTTCAACGCCGGCGCACTTGAGGTGTACACCAAGCTCGGCGCGCTGCCGAGTGTCCCGTTCATCGGCCTGACGGTCGATCAGAAGGTGCAGAACTGCGTGCAGGAGATCCGCATCCTCGGCGAGCCCAACGCAGGCTCCTTCACGCTGAGCCTCGACGGGCGGACCACCGACCCGATCCCGTACAACGCAAACAACCTTCAGGTGGCCATCGCGCTGGCGAAGCTGACCAACATCGGCACCTTCGACATCGCCGTCAGCGGTGGGAGCCTCCTCGGCGGCAACCCGCCGGTATGGAAGGCCTACTTCCAGGGCCAGCTCTCCGGCGTGGACATCAACAAGCTCACCGCAGACGTGGGAGACCTCTCCGGCGGCGCGGGGATCTCGGTCCAGACCAAAATCCTCACCCGCGGCGGCCGGCGATACACCGTGACGTTCGGCGGGGATCTGAGCGGGTACAACGCTTCACCTCTGACCGCCGACGCCGCCGGGCTGACCGGCGGGGTGAAGCCCTCGGTGCTGATCCAGACCGCCCGGCAGGGCTCGCACCTGTACGTCATCAACTTCCAAGGCGCACTATCCGGCAAGAACCTTCCCCAGCTGGAGCCGATCTCGTCGCTGACCGGTGGGCGCAACCCCAAGGTCATCACAGCCACCCGGCTGGAGGGCTACACCGCTCCCGCCGAGAACGCCTACGTCGACACCGACCCGCGGGTGGAGCAGATCGTCTCGGAGTCCGGCTCGGCACTGTGGGCTCGTATGAACGGCGTGCGCTTCAAGCACTTCGCGCCGCCCTACACCGGGCCGAAGAAATTCGAGATCAGCGTGTCCGGGTGCATTCCAGGGCAGATGGTGGCCCTGAGGCTGCCCAGACCGTATTCAAGGCCGTGGGGATGAGAGGGGTGAGATGACCGAAGTGCTAGAGCGCGCCGACCTCCTCGGCGGCCTGTCGTCCCTCGCCGACCACCAGAACCTGTGGGGCAAGGTCCAGATGCGCCGCGCATGGATGGAGCAGATGCGGCTGTCCAAGCCTGTGGTGGAGCTGTACGACGGCGACTACACCCTGCGCGGCATCGTCGCAGGAGAGCGGGGCGGTGACTTCGAGGAGATCGAGAACGAGACCGGCACAGCCTCAATCCAGTTGGGCTTGGATCACTACCTCGCCCAGTGGGTGATGAACCACCGTGGCCGCGACAAGCGCAACGTCCACCTCGTGATTGAGAAGCAGGGCGTGCGCTGGTCGGGCCGCATGGACTCGTATCGCGTGGTCAAGACCGACTCTGGTGATGCGTACCTTGACATCCTGTTCAAGCACGACTTCGAGGAGTTGAAGCACATCCGCTGCTGGGTCTGCGCCCCCCTGGGCAACCGGGGGGGCGCAGGCCGAGCAGCCTGACTTGAGCCAATCCATTCTTAAGGCCGGAATTCCAATTTCCCAAGCTGTGGATCATTTTCGGACCCGCCCGATTTTGCCTGTTGACAACACTTTTCGCGAATCTGTGCATCCGCCTGGAGGGGTCACTCTGGACCCTTCCTGATGACCCGCTGGACATCAACGAATGGATGGGGCCGAGCTTCTGGCCGGGCAACTGGCGCAACATCGTCCGGCCCTATGGCCTGTTCTTCGACAACACACCGACCACGGTGATCTTCAGCCGGTTCGCCTCCTTCTACGACTGCGCCAAGAAGGTGCTCGACGACACCGGTCTGACGATGACCTGCCGGCGGTATCTGAAAGATCGCGACCCGCACCCGTTCGAGGATCTGATCGGGACCAACCATCTGCTGGAGGCCCTGTATACGAAACTGCCTCTGCGGCAGGGATGTTTGGTCTGGGATGTCGAGGACAACAACGAGTGGGGCAACGAGACGAGCTTCGGCGGCTCCACCCTCACCGGCCTGGTCCGGGCGGCGGTGCAACTGACCTCCGACGGCTTCCTCGAGGGTGTCGACGTTTTCACCGGCGACGCCACCTATCCGGGGCAGTACTACACGCCGCTGTTCCTGGGCACCTCGCCGCAGGCCCCGTGGGTCGTGTTCGAGGAGGGACCGTACACCGGCATCAAGTCCAGTGAGTTCCAATACTTTGAGGCCACTGACACCTCCTTCCTCTGCGGCGGGAGGAGCGCACCGGGCATTAACGAGGCGGCGTCGGCAGCGGTGAACATCGCCGGTGACTGGCTAACGTCGTTTGTTAACAGCGCTATTGGTGCGGCGTCGATGTTCGGTGGCGCCATCGACCTTCCCCCTCTCGGGGGAATGATGGATGCTGTCGCCCGAATTATCTATCTCGATGTTCTGGCCGCGTTCATGGAGATCCCCACCCTGCGCGCCTCGGGCATGGGCCTGCCCATCTCAGGGCTGGAGGGCAAGAAGACCTCACTGGGCGACTTCCACTACTACGAGGGTTGGGCAGAGGCCGAGCAGGCGTTCACCCTCGGGGCCGGGCTGGCCATCAAGAAGAAGATGTTCGACACGCAAGCCCACTCGACACACACCCTGGAGATCTCCGATGCCGCACCGTACCTGTTCGGCAAGAACGGTTACGGGCACCTGTGGATCGGATCGCGTGTTGGCACAACGGTTCTCGGCTACCCGATCCCCGACCAGATCTTTGTCGAGCGCGTGAAGCGGGCAAAGTATTCTTGGGGTAAGGACGGCCCGAGTGGGTGGCAGATCGGCCTGGGCTACCGCCAGCCGAGAGACCCGATGGAGAAGATCATGGATCAGATCAAGGACATCAACGGCGCTCTGGGAACCCTGGGGATCTTGTGATCAGGACTCAGGAGCAGACCAACTGGGCCAACCCGCGCGAGCACTTTGTGTTCGCTCTGCGGAACTTGCCGATGATCGCCGGCATCGGCGGCGTCACCCATCCGGCGTTCCTGCCCGGCTGGAGTGAGCACCTGTTTAACTGCGGCTTCTTCCATCGCGACTACATCGCGTCGCTGGCCGACGAGAACGGCATGATCCACGTCGACCAGCTCCCTCGGCAGATCCTCGAGTTTGAGCCGGCCGCAAGGGGTGCCCGCACCGCCTACAACAACGCAGCGCGCTGGGTGACCGAGGGCACCCCGCCCCCCGAGCCGGTCCACATCCCCGACATCACCGAGCTGACCGCCAACGAGCGCGCGGCGATTCTCGGACAGTTCGTCGAGGCAGGGATTGTTGAGGAGCCCGACAACGGGCCGGCGTTCCTGCCCGCGGAAGTCGAATGACCACACCGGAGTTCATCGTCGGCAACGGCGACTGGAACCAGAACATCAACGAGACGCTACTGACGCAGCTGACCGGTGCGGCCCCCACCCCGGATCAGCCGATCCGGCAGATTGAGCGCCACCTCATGCGGATGCCGCTAGAGGCCCTACAGGTGTTCCTACCGTTCATCCCCGGAGCTAGGTCTGCAGACTTCTCCACCCAGCAGGGCGCGGTCGAGACGATCATGGGCACCGTCGTCGAAAACCCGCTGAACCAGGGTGTGCAGGACGCCGTCGAGGACCTGCTCGACAGGCTCTACCAGATCATCAACAACCTGCGCAACGGCTGGTTGGGTTACGAGATCGGCAGCGAGGTCTGGGATCCCTTCGATGTCCACGTCACCGCCGACGAGATGCGCAAGGCATTCGCCTCGCTGCAGCTGCAATTGCAGGAGCTGGCGGCGTCCGGCACGGGCACGACCGAGAACTTTGGGACCTACCCCAATGGCGCGGTTGGCCCGAAGTGGGCCACCTGGCACAAGGGGCTGGCCACAGAGACGATTGCCATCAACAACGGCAGCATGTACCTGCTGCAGTTCCCGCTGGTGTTGCTCAACCGGCAAGGCTGGGCGCGCTACAAGGAGCGCCAGGCCGGCAGCGACTACCACCGCGTCGGAGCGGTCTTCTCATCCCAGCCGGTTTCGTCCATTTTCGGCGGCACGTCCTACAACTACCTGCTGGCTCGGGTCTCCCCGAACTTCGACACCCCTGACACCTCGGCGTACACCTGGGGCAAGATCGGCGCCAACCAGTGCGTGATCGGCTGCACCACCAACGGCGGCACCGAGACCACATTCGCGACCAACGACAAGTTCAAATTCGCGCCGGGCTCCTCCTACTGGCTGGAGGCCGGGGACAAGCCCAATCTGGACCCGTATACGTTCCGGCTCTACCAGGACTCGCAGGTCATACTGACCGGAGTCGACACCAACAAGAAGTCCTTCGTGGGCAACAACTTCCGCTACTGCGGACTGGGCTTTGACAACCCGACATTGCAGAGCGCGCGGGTGTCGTCCTTCGCGATGCTCGACAGCAAGTAAGGAGACGCAGTGGCTGAAGAGGGAATCGTGCGGGCTGTGGCAACACAGCTCGCCGACATCGACGAGACCGTAGTCCGCAAGGTTCTCACCGCGTGGGCGCGGGTCACCGGGGGAGACCCCGTGGGAACGGTGCTGGAGGATCCGGCCACCGGCAGCATCGCTGTCAGGGTGTCCTTGTACGGCGAGCTGCTCTGGCACATCACCGGCCTGGAGGGGTCGACCAACAACGACCAGGCGCCCACGCTGCCCGGCTGGACGGTCCTCAAGGCCGCCTCGTGATCACCTCGGAGCAACTCGCCGCGGCCGGGCTTCGGCTGTGCGGGTGCCGCGAGGTGATGCCCCTGGCCCTCTACACCCCGGATGGCAAGCGCGAAGATGTCCGCGAGGGCGAGTGCCGCCTGTGCCACGGCACCTTCACCCAGCGGAAGCCGAGCTGATGGACGACCGGGATTTCATAGATCTGCTCTACCAGCAGTGGTGCAAGACCACCGGCGCCGAGAAGACCTTCTGGCGGCCCATGGAGACCCTCAATGGCTGGGACATCGTCGCCGTCGACTCCGACGACAACCGCACCCTGGTGGCCACTGTGCCCAACGAGGCCGACGCGGACTTCATCTGTGGACTGCACGGCTGCATGGGAGATCTCGTGCGCCGGCTCCACGATGCCCTCGACGAGGCCGACCGGGCCGACCGCGACCGCGACGAACGTGAGGTCCGCATCGCGCAACTGGAACTGGAGCTTCAGAAGACATAGGCCCGGCACACAATGCCGCAAGCGCCCCACCGACTCGAAACATGAGTCGGTGGGGCGCTTTTTTGCGTGCCCCCGCGGGGTTTCGATCCCCGTGCCCGCGGATTAAAAGTCCGCTGCTCTTCCGATTGAGCTACAGGGGCGTCGACAGCATAGTTACGCAGCCCGGAATGGGTCCAGCTTTCCGACAGCTTGGGTTCTCCGGGCGTCCGGGACCTGGGTGTAGCACTGCGTGGTCTGGATCGAGGTGTGCCGCAGCAGCTCCTGAACGGTGCGCAGGTCCGCGCCGTCGGAGAGAAGCGCGGTGGCATACCAGTGCCGGAGGCTGTGCGGGGTGCCGACGACCCGGCCGCGGCGCATGGCCTGGCCGATGACATCGGAGACGGACTTGCCGTGTAGATGCTCACCCGGTCTGCGACTGTTGCCGGGGAACCACCAGCCCCGCTCGGGCATGGTTGAGGCCACGTCGATGATCAGCGGGTGCAGCGGTATCCACGCCCGTTTGGCGCCCTTGCCGATGACGAAGATCCTCCCCTGTGCGAGGTCGATGTCTTCGCCTCGCACCTTGGCGATCTCCCCTACCCGCATCCCGGCCAGCGCGGCGAGCAGCACCATGACGCGGGTGCGGTGATGCATCCGCATCGTCAGCAGTGTCTTGAGGCCGTCGTCGGCGACGGGCCGCGGTGAGCGCTCCGGCCGGCGCGGGGAGGACAGCTTCCGCATCGGGTTGTCTTCCCGGTGATCGGTGAGGCACAGCCATTTGTGCCAGGAGCAGAGGTAGGAGTGGTAGGTGCTTGCGGTGGACAGGGACCAGTCGGTGTGGCCGGCGGTCCAGCGCACAATGTCCATTGGTGTGGCGGTGAGCGGGTTGACCCGGGCCTCGTCAATGAACCGCTGGATGACTCTGGACCGCTCGGTGACGGTCTTCATGGATCGGCGGGCTGAAAGTTGCCAGAGGACCCATTCCTCGATCAGTGGATGGAGCTGCATGCTGAACTCCCGTTGTCGACGATTCCCCGTCCACGCGGATTTCAGCACGGCATTCCCCGGCTGTGCTTGCGAACTCATTGTTTCGTAATCCCCCGGTGCAGAACTGTGACGTGCAGTTAGTCGGTTTTCGGCGTGACTGATTTGATCCACGCCTGCGCGGCGGTCCGGCTGTCGTGCGGGGTTTCCAGGCGGACGTATTTGCGGCCGGTTTCCCACTGCCACACCCACCACCGGGCGCCGTTTTTGCGGATCATGAACTCGCTCATGCCACGGCCAATGTTCGGATCTGATAATCCATAGACCCGAGCTTCTTCCTCCGCGGGGCTATTTTCTTCACCCCACTCGGAGGGTGAGGCGGCTCCGGCAGTGGCGAAAGTTTCGGCTCGTGGCCGCCGACGAGGTAGTCGGCTCGGATCCTGACAGTGTGCTCAATGGTGTCGAGGTCGGCCACGTCGATGGGCGTCTCCCCCGACAGTCGGCGGTACAGGTAGCCCCGGTCCCAGCCGACTCTCTCGGCGAACTCTGTCTTGGTCATGCGTATTTCTGCGAGCAGCCCCCGTAGGCGTCTCGCGACGGCGGCTTGGAGTGTTTCCTCGGCGCCGAAATCGTGAATTGTAGCCATACGGTCCAGTTTGCACGCTAGGCGTTACAAGCGCAAGTGTGGGCAGATCAAGTGAAATGCCGACACGCCCCTAGGCGGCTTGCATGGTGTTCGCTCAGCGTGTATTTGTTGTACCCATGACACAAGCGTCCGTAGCAGCGAACGTTCGCGCAGAGCTAGCCCGAAAACGAATCACGCAGATGGAAGTGGCTGCCTGCCTTGGGGTTAGCCGCCAGAACGTAGCGCAACGGCTCAATGGCCGCGTCGACTTCCGGGTCAGTGAACTCGTCGCCATCGCCAGCCTCCTCGACATCCCCGCCGCGGCCCTTCTCGCCGAGGCGGCCGCATGAGCGGCGAGCTGGTCCGCGTATCCGTTCCCGGTGCAGACGACCTCATGGCCATGCAGTCCGACGGGATCTGGGTCGCGCTCAAGCCGATGTGCGAGACGCTTGGAATCAGCTTCCCCGCCCAACTCCGCAAGCTTCAAGGCAGGTCATGGGCGGGTGTAGCCCAGAAAGCAACACCTTCAGCGGGCGGCGTTCAAATGACCACGGTGGTCACTTCGCAGACCGTTCCACTGTGGCTCGCCACCATTGACGAGAACCGCGTGGCCCCGGAGGCCCGTGCCAAGCTGATCGCCTACCAGCGCGAAGCCGCCGATGCCCTAGACGCCTACTTCAACCAGCGGACCGTCACGGCCCCGGCGGTCAACCAGTTCGACGCCCTGCGGGCCATGATCGACCAACTTGAGGCCGCGCAACGCGACGCCGCTGAAGCCAAGTCACTGGCTCGGCTCAACGAGGCCCGCCTGGACTCCATTGAGGGCAACCACGGTTGGCTCACCGCCCTCGGTTACGCGCGGAACAACGGTCACCCCACATACGAGAAGTTCCTCGCCAGGTTTAGCCGCTGCGCCGGCATGATTGCCCGCTCGCATGACATTGAGCCGAACAAAGTTCACCACCCGCACTTCGGCACGGTCAACAGCTACCCGACGTGGGTGTGGGATCTCGCCGCCGAGGGATTCGGCGCGTGAGGCTCCTGCCCGGCTGGATCAGCCAGATCCACGACGCCGTGTTTGGCGGCGACGACTCAGACCCCTCTGACGCCGCACCCATGAGGCCCGCCACCGCGGGTGCGGCGCCGGACGGCGCGACCATCCCCCCCGTCGCGCCGTCCGGCATTCACCCACAGGAGACCACGGTCTTCGGCGTCCTCGCCGACACCCTCCACCGCATGCAGGTCTCCGACTGGGTGGTCATCGCCACCGTGCTGGAGACCGAGCTGGCCCACCACTTCGACTTCCAGCCCAAGTAAGAGAACGGCCCCGGCCTGCGCGAACAGGACCGGGGCCAACGACAGAAGAGAGGAACACCCTTGTCAACATCCAATCATACCGCCGCCGAGGTGGTGATCGAGCTTGAACGCTTGGCCGAGGAGGCCAAGCTCGACGTGGACATCGAGACCGACCGCGAGACCCGGCTGATACTGCGCGGGGTCCAGCTCGGCCTGAGCCGCGCGGCCCGCCACGTCGCCGCGATGCGGTACAGCACCCCCCGCCACGTCTCCTCAATGGATGACACACTCCCGAGGCACTCCGCATGAGGCCCGCCGTCATCCGGGCCTACGCCCTGGGCATCATCACCGGCAGCTTCATCACCGCCGGCGCCATCCTCGCCGCACCGGCCAAGGCAGACGTGGCCACCGACTACGCCTCCCTCTATGGCATGGCGGTCTGCAGCACCCTCGATGACTTCCCCTCGGCCGATGGGCTGACCGGGATTGGCCTGTCCATCATGGACGACGGCCTGAGCGCCCGCCAGGCGGGCAAGGTCGTTGCCCTGTCGGTCGCGGTGCTGTGCCCGCGGCACGCCGGCCTGGTCGACGCCTACACGGCGGTGACGGTCGCGTGAAGCTGCTCAACGCCTTCGGCGCCGCTCTGGCGTTCCTCGCCGCGCTGGCGCTGCTGGCCGGCCTGGCCGTCACATCGGTGGCAGTCACCGTCTTCGTGATCCTGGGGATACTCCCGTGACCCGCCTGCGCGTCGGCTTCTACCTCACCACGCTGATCGGCGTCATCTACACCGCGGCCAGCCTGTTCGACTCGCTGACCCAGGTCGGAATTGGCGTCGTCGTGGCGTGCATCGGCGTGATCGGTTCGGGTGCGGTCGATTACATCGAGTCCGACCGGGATCTGCGCACCATCTACCGCGAGCAGGTCTGGGCGCGGCGGGACCTCATCAACGTCAAGGAAGAGCAATGAACGAGACCACCATCACCATCATCGGCAACCTGACCGCGGCGATGGCCGGTGGTGTGGGGTGACCACAGCTAAGCGGGTGGTTCATCCGGGAGTCAGCCCGAATCTTGCGCTAGCGGTGCGGATTACAGAGTTCTGGATGCTAGTCAACCGTGTTTCAGACGATGAGTGCTGGGAGTGGAAGGGCTATAGGGATGAGCACGGATATGGGATGTTTCAGTTCGGTGGTCGAATGAGATTCGCTCACGATCTGGCGGTCTCGTTCCGTACCGGCGAAGAGCGTGACCCTGCCCTGGAAACCTGTCATTCCTGCCACAATCCCCCGTGCTGCAACCCAAGCCACCTGCGGTACGACACCCATAAAGCAAACGTTGCCGACATGGTTGCCGCTGGCCGCCACCGCCGAGGCGCAACGAAGCTGAACGCAGAAGTGGCAGAGGTTATCCGGCAACGCATCGCAGCGGGAGCCAGGCAGCAAGACCTTGCTGATCAATACGGCGTCAACAACTCAATGATTTCCATGATCAAGACGGGGAGAAGGTACGCGAAATGACTCAGGTAACCATCATCGGCAACTTGGTCGCAGATCCCGAACTTCGGTTCACCCCACAGGGAAAGGCTGTTGCGAATTTCACCGTGGCCGTGTCGAAGCGGGTCAAAGACGGCAACGACTGGAAGGACGGCCCGTCGTCGTTTTACCGCTGCGCCCTGTGGGACCAGGCCGCCGAGAACATGGCCGAGTCGCTGTCGAAGGGCCAGCGCGTGATCGTGGTCGGTGAGATCACTCAGCGCAGCTTCGAGTCCAACGGCGAGAAGCGGTCGACGTTCGAGATCACGGCAACTGAGGTCGGCCCGAGCGTGAAGTGGGCGACGGTCAGCGTCACGAAGTCCGGCCAGGCCAAGCCGAAACCCGTTGCTGCCGAGGATGACCCGTGGGGCGCCGCGCCGGCGGTGGACCCGGACCGGCCACCTTTCTGAGATGCACGCATGCGAATGCGGCCACCAGCCCGCCGAGCACTACGCCGAGACTGGCCACTGCGAAGCCGACGAACAGACCCTCTGGGGTGTCGAAACCTGCAAATGCCCGCGCTACGAATTTGAGGGGGACCAGTGAAGAACGCCTTTGACTGCACCTGTGGCCACGGTGTCACCAAGCACACCAAAAAGCCCTTCCCGGCGTTCATCCCGACGTGCGACGTGTGCCAGGACTGCGTCGGATACAGCCCGCTCTACAAGACGAGGGAGTACCTCGATGGCTGACTGCCCCGTCTGCGGCGACATGCGCGTCGTCGAAGCCGCCCGCGTCTTCACCGACCCTCGCGCGACCTACGTCGCCTGGTCGGACTCCACCGTCCTTGATTGCCCGAAATGCATTGCAGGGGAGAAGAAGTGACTGAACTCAGAAGTGTTCACGAGGCGTTCAACGCCGTCATGGGCGATGTTCGGGCCATTGAGAAGTCCGACCGCAACCAGCAGCAGGGCTTCCGGTTCAGGGGCATCGACGCGGTGATGCAGGAGGTGGGTCCGGCGCTGCGAGCGCACGGTGTCCACATCATCCCCACCCCGGTCGAGATGCGCTCGGAGACCTACGAGACCGCCAAGGGCACCTCGATGCGCAACGTCACCGTGACGATGCAGTACGCCGTCTACGGGCCGGCGGGAGACAGCTTCATCGGTGGCGCCATCGGCGAAGCTGCCGATTCGGGAGACAAGGCCGTCACCAAGGCCCAGAGCGTGGCCTACCGGACCTTCCTGCTCCAGTCGCTGACCGTGCCTACCGGTGACGCCGACCCGGACACCCAGACACACGAACGGGTCTCACGCGCCGAGCCTGTCGCCGATCCCGCCTCAGTGGCCCGTGCCGCCCTGGCGAAGGTCTGCAAGTCCGGCGGGAAGGACCTCGACGACATCGCCAAGCGGTTCGAGAAGGACCACGGCTACACGCTCTCGGCGGCCGACGCCGAGACCATCGAGGCGTTCACCGCGGTGATCTCCGGGGAGGTGGCAGCCCGGTGAGCGGCCCAGTGACCGGCGAGTACACGCCGGCGGTAGACGCCGAAGTGCAGGACGTTACCCCCATATCGGCGATCAAGACCCTGTCGAAGCTGTCTCGGCAACTCGACGTGGCGGGGGAGCGCCTGCACGACGCGGAGCGCCGCGCTGTGTCCACGAAGCACGCCTACACGATCGCGAAGGCCAAGGCGTATCTCACCGCGGAGGGGTCGGTGCAGGCGCGGGAGGCTCAGGCGGTCATCGACACGGACGGTGAGCGGCTCGCGGCAGAGTTGGCCGAGGCGGAGCTGCGAATCCTGAAGTCCGACATCCGCATCCTCGAAAACAGGATCGACGTTGGCAGGTCTGTCGTTGGGGTACTCCGGGCCGAGGCTCAGGTGACCCGATGAGCCGCAAGGACACCGGCTTCCCCGTCGAGGTCAAGCAGATCGTCTTCGCCCGCTCACAGGGCAACTGCGAGATCCTCGCCCCCGGCTGCCTTCTCGTGGCCAGCGAGTACCACCACCGGCGCCCACGGGGCAGCGGTGGTACCAAGCGCGCGGAGACCAACCTCGCCTCCAACGCGCTGCACATCTGCCGCCGCTGCCATAACCGGGTCGAGTCCATGCGCCGCTGGGCTGCCGACAACGGCTTCCTGGTGTCGCAGTTCCGCGAGCCGGCCGAGGTGCCCGTGTGGTGGCGCTGCAACCGCGACGGGGACAGCCGGGTCTGGGTGCTCCTGGACGACTTCGGCGGCATGACGCCCACCTCGCCCCTGAGCGTCGTGAGGGGTGCGCAGTGACCACCTACGCCAAGCAGCAGCGGTACTGGGCCTCCATCGGCTTCCGCCCGCCCACGGGCCACGGGCGGTGCCCGGCGTGTGGATGGCACACGGCAACACAGGGTCATCCCGAGGGGTGCCCAGCAGCAGAGGAGAAGGGGTAGATGGCGATCTCAAAGCGACTCAGGTTCGAGATCCTGCGTCGCGATAACCACGCCTGCCGCTACTGCGGCCAGTCGGCGCCGGATGTGATGCTGCATGTCGATCATGTTGTGCCCGTTGCCCTCGGCGGCGCAGACGAGCCCGAGAACCTCGTCACCGCCTGTGTTGACTGCAACACCGGGAAGTCGTCGACCCCCGTCGACGCCGCCATTGTCGCCGATGTTGCAGCCGACGCACTGCGGTGGTCGCGGGCGATGGAGATTGTGGCTACAGGCCGCGCGGTCGCGCGGCAGGAGGCCCGCGAACGGCAGAACGAGTTCCTCGCCCTCTGGTGCCGCTGGACCATTGGCGGCGAGGTTGTCGAACTTGAAGACGACTGGGCGTCGAGTCTTGATCGGTTCGTGCTGGCCGGGCTTGACATGGAGGACATGGAAGAGCTGATCGCTGTTGCCATGCGGTCGAGGTCGAGTGAAAAGTGGCGCTACTTCTGCGGCTGCTGCTGGCGCCGAATTGCTGAATCCCAGGAGCACGCCAGGGCGATTGTGGAGATGCAAATCGCCCGCGAATCCGGCGAACTCGACGATATCGCGGCGGTGTTCTGATGGCCAAGTACGGCAAGCTCTGGTTCCGCGTCTGGTCCGACGACGACTTCACCGCGCTGTCGGGCGAAGCGCAGCGCCTCTTCTTCGTCCTGGTCTCCTACCCGACTCGCAGCAACGCCGGCGTGGTGCCGCTGCAGTTGAAGCGTTGGGCCAGAACCTCATCCAACGGCAGCGTCGAGGCGATCACAGACGCACTGAAGGAACTCGACGCGGCCCGATTCGTCGTCGTGGATTGGGACACCGAGGAGGTCCTCATTCGGACGTTCATCCGCAACGACGAGGTGCCGAAGCAGCCCAATCTGATGAAGTCGGCGCTCGATTCAGCCGAACATCTTCAGTCCCAACGGCTTCGATGGGCTCTCTACCACGAGTTGCTGAACCAGCCCGACGATAAAAACCCAGAGCGCACACAGGCTGCCGCAAAGGCGCTGGTAGCCGGTCTACCCGAACCCTTACCGGAAGGGTTGACCGAAGGGTTCCCGGAAGGGTTGACCGAACCCTTACCGGAAGGGTTACCGGAAGGCTCCGTTGTAGTTGGTTACTTAAGTAGGGAACTACCAACTACAACCTCAACGGCAACTTCACCGGCAACAGCAACCGGATCTTTCGCGGTCGAAATCAGCGGCGAGCGAGTAGCGGTCACCGCAAGCGCACGGGAGCTGGTCCACCATTCAGTCCCCGGCCCCATCATTCGGTCCAGGTCGGTTCGCGATGGCCTGTACGGCCACACTCAACGGCTTCTGGATGACGGCGCAACACCAGATCAACTTGAGGCCACCCTCGCCGAGTGGTCCAACCGCGTCGATGTCTATCCCGGCCACCTACCGCACGTCTACAGCGAACTGGCCCGCAGGGCCGCCGGTGCGACGACGACAGACATGGCCCGCAAGGGAACCAGCCCGGCACCGGCCGACGCCCGCGTAGCGCGCGTCCAGGCGCTCAAAACCAATCGACAGGAGATCGGAGCATGAACCGCGACGACATCATCGACGTGCTCACCGCCGTGTCGGCGGGCACCGGCCGCGAGATCGGCGAGGTCGATGTGCAGCTCTGGCAAAGCGTGATCGGAGCCATCCCGAAGGACTTCGCACTGTCGGCCGTCTTTGCGCACTTCCGCGACCGCCCTGGGGTGTGGCTTGAACCCGGCCACATCTTCGAGCGATGGCGGGACTACCGCCGAGATCAGGCCGAGCGCGAGTCCGACGAGGAGCGCAACTCCCGCGAGGACGACCGCGACCGCCGGCTCGGGCTGGCCCGCGCCATCGAGGCGGCCGGGATCGGTGACATCCCGCCGCGCCCATCGCAGCGCCGGGACGGCAAGCCCAACCCGCTGTCCATCCGTTGCCCGTGGTGCCACGCCGGGGAGTTCCGCCCGTGCAAGACGCCCAACACCGACGTGACCCTGCGCAACCCGCACCCGTCCCGCATCGAGGCGGTGTCCAAGTGAGCCGCCACCGCTTCGACTGGGACCGCTTCACCGACGCCCTCAACGGCATCGGGGAGATGGTCGCCGCCCAGCACGAGGGATCGCGGGAGTTCATCCGCATCCACGCATCGACGCCTGTGCGCCCTTCTGGGCATTCCGGGGTGTCGGAGGTCGACCAAGCCGTGAACGTGGCTCTGCGTTGCGCTGAGGGCCAGCACGCGGCATCCGAGACCGAGGAGTGCCAGTGAGTCGGACCCGAGCATCCGCCAAAGCCGCCGGCGCCGCAGCCGAGAGGGCCGTCGCCGACTACCTCGCCCAGGCCCTCGACGACGACCGCATCGACCGCCGGGTGAAGCGCGGCAATTTCGACTGCGGCGACATCGGCGGCGTCCGCGTCCGGGGGGAGCGCCTCGTGGTCGAGGTCAAGAACTGCGCGCGCACCGACCTCGCCGGGTGGATCGCCGAAGCTCAGATCGAAGCCGGAAACGATGACGCTCTGGCTGGCGTGGTGATCGCAAAGCGCAAGGGCACCACCGACGTGTCGCGCTGGTATGTCCACATGACCGTCGCGGAACTCGTCGCCATTCTCACCGGACAGAGACCCGAGTCATGAGCGACGAAGTCATCACCGTCATCGAGGTCTCAGTGGCCCGCGTCATCGACGAACAGGGCCGCATGGAGGTCCGCGTGAAGACCCCGGCCCGCTACAACGCTGTGGAACTCCTCGGCCTCCTGAGCTTCGCCCAGTTGTACATCGCCAACGAGTTGAAGGAGTACCCGTGAACACACCGTTCGACCCCCACCTCCCGCCGGCGCCGCACTGGCACGAGATGGCTTTGTGCCGCGAGACCGACCCGGACCTGTTCTTCCCCGAGCGTGAGCGCGGCGCGTCGACCTCCGGGGTGATCAGGCAGGCCAAGCAAGCCAAGTCGGTGTGCTCCAAGTGTCCGGTGCAGGCCCGGTGCCTACAGGACGCCCTGGATCGCAACGAGCGCAACGGGATTTGGGCGGGAGTCAACTTCGGCCAGCCACTAGAGCGAAGGAAGGCATCGGCGCAAGAGGCGACATGGAAGGCGAGCTAGTGGAGATCAAGTTCCTTAGCGGAGTGCTTTACCTCATCGACGGGTTCTGGTCGAAAGTCGAACGATCTGGCGACTGCTGGCTGTGGACTGGAGAAAAGAACAGCACCGGCTATGGGGTCTATGCGGTTCATCGGCATGGCGAGAGGGAACGAATTCTCGCGCACCGATTCTCGGCGAGGCTGTCTGGAATGGAGCTGCGATCTCCGGATGATGTCGTGCTCCATGAATGCGACACCCCATTGTGCGTTCGACCCGATCATCTAAGGGTCGGTACTCAGAAGGAAAACCTGCGCGATGCTCTTGCGAAGGGCCGCCTGAACCTGGCCGGACTGACAAGCGCGCATCAGCATCAATGCAGAAGGTGTGAGCAGGAATTCTGGGGCGCACCTAAAGACAGGTTTTGCGGCGAATGCCGGAAGGAGTTGATGGAAGCCGTACTCGCCGCCGCCGAAATCGGCGAGTCGCAGTACGTCACCGCACGCCGGTTGGGGATATCGCAATCCTCAGTGCGGGCGTACCTGAAGCGAAGCCGGGAAGAACGTCACTTACAGGAGGCGATGTGAGCGACCTCCGCACCCGGATCGCCGGCGTGGTTCACAGACTTAACCCAGAGGTGGGATGCGTCGAGATCGAACCCGTTTCTGGATGGGCCTACGAGGTAGCCGACGCGCTCATCCGCGAACTGCCCGAACTCCAATACGCCCATGTGCCCCAACGGGTCCAGCTCGGCCCGCTGAAGGCCCTCCAGCACCAGCAGGCCTCCAAGGAGCTGCGCGACCCGGACATGATCGCCGCCGACCAGGAATGGAGGGACAAGCATGCAGCCTGCCTGAATTGCAAAGTGACTCTGGATGAGTTGCAGGCATGGCAGGCGGTGGTGGATGGCGAGTTGGTGAGGCCATTGTGTCGGGGCTGCTGGACGGCAACGCCTGCCGGTGAGTGCAAGCGGGGTGACCGATGAGCGACGACTTTTCAGACCCGGCGAACTGGCATCCCATCGAAGAGCACCCGTATCTGAACGATCCGCCGAAAGTGACTTACCCGCCCACGCCTGGCGGGGCACGCGAGGCAGTCGCACGGGCGCTGCATGCTCAGTTGCATGGCGATGGCGATTGGGATTCGCTGCATGGGCGACTCAAGATGGTTTACCTAGAGGATGCCTGCGATGCGCTAAACGCCATCACTGCCGCTGGTTTCGTGGTCACCACCCCGACCGCCATCGCCGCTGAGATACGGGCATGGGCCAATGGCGAGTTTGAGGAATATGACCGCGCCGATATGGATCGCTTCGACGCTATCGCTTCCCGTATCTGCGGAGAGGGGAAGTCGTGAAGTGCGATGACCCCAGCGTCGTGGGGGAGTGGTTTCGCGTCACCGGGAATTACAGCGACGGAACACAGGTAGTCGTGGCGCTCTTTCGTGACCGTGGGGACGCTGAGCGGTACGTCGAATGGCTGGCCGCTTCCCGTATCTGCGGGGGTGGTGAAGCGTGACCTTCCGACGCATGAACTTCGTTATTCCCGACAACGCCGGCCACAGGGTGATGCTGTGGCTCTGTGACGAGTGCGGCGCAATGGTGGGCGACAAAAGCAAGCATGAGGGCTGGCATAGCCGCCCTATCGCTTCCCGTATCTGCGAAGGTGACCAGTGACCGATCCCAAGACGTTCCCCGAGCAGCTTGACGCCGCCAAGACCGGAGCCGAGTTCGGCGCGGTGCTGGGCGGGCTGTTCTCGGGGCTGGAACGAGCGATGGACCGGGAGGCCGACGATGAGTGACCTACGCGAGCGCATCGCCACCATCGTCCACGACAAGGACACCCTGAAGTGCTGCGACGAATGCACCATCTCATCGCCGGGGCCGTGGGCCTACGAGGTAGCCGACGCGATCATCGAAGCGTTGAAAACCGATTACGTCATCGTGGATACCCGCGGATGCCAAGACCCCTGGCATCAAGCCAAAGGCGCACCGTTCCAGTGCCCTACCTGCGGTCAATGGATGGGAGAACCCCACGCCAAGCTGCCACCGCCTCGTCTGGTCGCTGACCGGGATTGCACACCGCTGGAATGGCCAGATGACTGGAAGGCAGCCGATGAGTGACTTACGCTCCCGCATCATTGCCGCACTAGAAGCCAGTTTTGATCGGTTTGGGGTTGACGATTACAACCTGATGGCCGACGCGGTGATGGAACTAATCACCAAACACATACCGCCCATTGTTGCGTCAGCAATCCACGGTTACGCCGACTCTCAAATCGTCGCGCTGGATTACCACGGTGACGGCAGCGCGATAGAAGAAATGCGGCGGCTGAACCGCGAGGCGGCGCAGATCGCCAATTACGCCACCACGCACGAGAAATGGACTGGGAGGCCGAGTGACTGAGTGCCGACGCTGCGGAGGCCGCGCCACCGACAGCTTCCTCTGCTGGCCGTGCTGCAAGCACCTCACCCGCATGCTCCGCGAGATGCCCTGGTGGCTGGCACGTCTCACCGAGACCGCCATCGGGCAGACCCGCATGAGCGATAACGCCGGCCGCAAGTCGGCGCGGCGCAAGGACCTCGACGGTGACATCGCCCTCGCGGCGTGCATTGAGCAGCTCCCTCCGAAGGAGGAGGACCTCGAGAAGGCTCGCAAGGCTCGCGAGCGCGCCGCCCTGGCGCACGCGCTGGCCACCGGCGGGATCAACGCCCGCGCGAGTGAATTGCTCTCCGAGATCAACGACAGCCTCGGCTACTGGTGCCGCGTGACCTGCGAGAACCGCGGACTGACCTATGCGCCGCGGCCTAGCACCCGCGCACTCGCCGCCAACCACGCCATCTGGCTCTACCTCAACGCCACGGCCATCGCCCAGTCCGAGGACGCCGACACGATCATCGGCGACATCGAGGGCCACCTCGAGGACATCGTGCGGATGGTCAACCGGCCCCTGCACATGATCGACCTCGGCCCCTGCCCGGCGTGGGACGACGAAAACTATCAGGCCTGCGGGGTGAAGTTGCGCGCACCACGCGACACCGAGGAAGTGCAGTGCCGGCGCTGCAAGACCACCCACAACACCATGCGGCTCCTGCTGGATCTCATGGCAGCCGCCGAGCGCGAGGTCAAGCCGTGGGACGAGCTGGTGCGCATCAACCGCTCCCTGCCCCCAGACCGCCGCGTGGCACCCCGGACACTGCAGCACTGGCGGGCCACCGGCCTGCTCATGCCCCGTGAGGTCGACGGCGCAACGCCGATGTACTCATGGATGGACGTGAAGCGCCTGCAGATGCGTAAACCACAGAAGGCGTCGACCGGCGCCGCGGCACACGAGAGGATGGGCTGATGAGTGATCAGCCCGACGACGCCACTGGCCGGAAAGTCGTCAATCTCCCAGACGGCAAACGGATTGATATTCCCGAACCGCTAAGAAGGACGCCTCATTGCTATCGGGCAGGCCGCAATACGCCGCAAGGCTTCAGGCGCGTAGGCGGTATCGGAGCCAGGGTGGTTGATGGCCTAATGGATGACGACTCAGAATGCGGGTTGTGCTTCTCCCCTGAAGGGCACCACTCGCGTTCATGCCCCCGGCGGAAGCGTGTCGACACACCCTCCTGAGTTGAATCCCATCGGTGTAATTCCGTGCTAACCTGACCTCGCGCCCTGCGCAAGTGTTGCTTGTTCAGCGCGCCCTCAAACACCCACCCGGTTCTCTCGATAGAGCCGGGTCTTTTCGTTCAAGCCTTCCCGAATGGAGTCCCATGCTCCTGCTCGGTGTGCTCATCGTGCTCTGCAGCGCCGCCCTGGCGCTGGACAACCGCTTCTTCCTTGAAAGGTTCAGCATGTCGGTCCAGGACCAGATCAACGCCATCGTCGCCCAGCTCCACAAGGCCAAGGACGAGATCGTCGGCAAGCTCGAGGAGGCCACCGCGGGGATCCAGGCCCAACTGGTCGACGCGGGCGTGGCCGAGGAGGTCGACCTGTCGGCGCTGGCCGGGATCGCTCAAGCCTTGGATGACCTCGTGCCGGATGCCGCGGTGGACGAAGCCGTCGCCGAAGCCTCCGAAGAGGACGAAGCCTCTGTCGAGGACGAAACCTCCGATGTCGTCGACGCCGAGGTGGTCGAAGAGGACGAAACCTCCGCGGACGAAGACGAAACCTCCGCGGACGAAGAGGCCTAGAGGCTCAAGCCTTTCGGTTCAAGCCTTTCGGTTCATCAGCGGGTCCGGCAGCACCTTCGGCCGCACCCAGATCTTCAAGCCTTCCTCCGATAGGAAGGTGTGCTCGTTCACCCGGATCAGCAGATCCCCGTCGGACTCAAGCCTTTCCCGATAGGCGAACCCGCCGATACCGGCGCCCTCAGACGGTGGCAGATCGGGATCAAACTCGACGACCAAGCCTTCAAGCCTTTGGTAGAACGACCGCAGCAGCCCGAGCTTCTCAGGGCTCATGCCTTTCCCATTCGTGGCGTAGTACTCCCCGTGGTCGCGAAGCCTCTTGTACGGCACCTGGTTTGAAAGCCGAACAGGAACCATCCAGGGCCAGTGCTCCAAGGCTTTCTGGCGCGGGGTCAGCTCACCGCCGTACTTGCGAACGTAGTAGCTGATGGCCTGCCGGGTCACCCCGAACTGCCGGGCGATCTCGGACTGGCTCAAGCCTTTCCGCTTCAAGCCTTCGATGACGGCCAGGGACAGCTCGGGGCAGGGTTGCCGGCTACCGGGCTCGCGATCGATCAAGCCTTCGGTCATAGCAATCAAGCCTTTCCGGGTTAAATGAATCAAGCCTCTACCAGGGCGATCAAGCCTCTGTCCAGATCGAACCTCACTGTACCGTGTCAAACGTCAGTCGAGACGACGGGCCACGATTCCACGAGCTGTGACCGGCCGCGGGCTGACCGCTTCGACATCGGTGAGCAGGTAGCCGATCTTCCCGCTCGGGCCGGCGTCATAGGCGGATCCGGTGGCGACTCGATGCCGCGCGTAGTCGCCGGCGAATTCGATGGCGTCCCGGTAGGTGATCCGCTCGGCAATCGTGGCGTAACCGACCAGGTGAGCCTTGCCGCACCCGGTCCGCACTAGGCCTATACGCTTGCCGACGTAGGGCTGTAGCGCACCCGTCGGCGGGTCTCGACAGTCTTCTCACCGGACCGCGGCTCATCGTGTACCGCCGGCCGTGATGCGCGCGAATTCGGCCGCGGACAACGGCCGGCCGGACCGGTCATACCGCCGGCCGTCGCAGTAGTGATACCCGATGCGATGGCCGGCGCCGAACGCGCATGTGTGCCCGTCGACGACGAACGCGCACCATTGCTGCCCGGTCATCGGGCGCCCATCGCGTCGTTGTGCGCAGCTGCGCCGATGCAATACGGCCGGCACGGTTCACCCGGTAGCGCGCTGCAGTCGTCGCATGCGATACCGAGCGGGCCCGCCGGCGTGGTCGGACCGTACTGCCCGCGCGCGCATGCCGCGTGAAACGTCGACGCGCGGCCGCCGGCCGTCACGCGCATACCGGCGCGCGCGTCGACACGGTAGCCACAGAGCGCACACTTACCGGCGCGCGGATTGCTCTGGTCAATCTTCATGGTCTCTCTCTCTCATCGGTAGATCTGCGACTAGATGCCGCATACCGGGCCCTAGCGTTGCCGCTAGGACCCGATAAAGGGCCCTAGGCGCCCGCGTGGCGAATGAACCCGGCAGAGTTGTCCTTACGCCACCGGTATCCCTTGGCGCGTAAGCCAACGACGACGCCGGCAGGGTCTAGGCGCCTCTCATCGCTCTCATCGCCATCGATAACCCGGTAGCCGTGCCACGTCTCAGGGAGAGCGGCGCCGCGCGGCGTGTCGAATGGCATCGCGACATTTCCACCGTTCGACAGGATGCCCGTGAGGTATTCGTCGGACGTATGCGCGGGTTCTTTCGCCGAGTACGTCAGCGAGTAGTCAGCGGACGCCATCCGATCCTTGGGCGCCCACGCGGTGTAATCGTAGAGCTGCACGCCGGCGGCCACTAGCGCGCCGACCATCGCCGGCGCGACAATCTCCCAGCGGATATCAGACGTTGTATTGAGTCTCAGGTTGATGGCGCCATGTTTGCGGATAGCCGCGCGGATCTCGGCGCCGATGATGAGACCAGCCTCATACGGGTGAGACAGTAAGAAAGCCGTGCGGACCGCTTGCGCACGTTGCGCGGTCGGCATGCCAGATTGACCGGAGAACACGAGACACGCCGCGGCGCAACCGACGGACGCGCGCGGGCAGAGGTTCCAAGCGCCCGTGAGACCGAATACCGCGCGGATATCCGAAAAGCCATCCGCCATGATGCCGCGCGCCGGCGTCAACATGAGACCGAACGACGTAAGGGAATTCTTCCCAAGCTTGAACTGTGCAGCGCCCGGAGTCAGGATCCTGTGCGAGTCGGACGTATACCCAACTGCAGCGCGTAGCGCGCGATAGGTCCGGCGTGCAGCTGCGACGGCCTGACGGTCGGCGCGCGTTGCTTGCGTCATGCCGGCGATAACGGCGCCCCCGAAGTCGTCGCGCCGAAGGGTGAGTTCCGCGCGCGACAATCCGCGCGGGCCGGTAGTGGCATCGGTAGTGGTGAGTGTGAGTGCGGTAGTCATGCGAGATCTCCTATGCGGTGTCAAACGGTATGGGACCTAGTGAGTATGCGCTGTCAGCTATGCGGTGTCAAACGACAGAGACCCGATACCGGTATGACATCGGGTCTCTGTCGTTTGCGCGCGGTCGAGCTCGGCTTAGCTTAGTTCGCTAATCCGCCCCTCGAGATCCTCTATATCCCACTTCTCTTGCTCGTTCGGGTTAGGGAACGCAACCCGATACTCGGCAAGCGTGGCTTTTGCGTCCTCGAGTGACATGTCAGCTACGTACATTTTGGCGCCTCCTCGGTATGTTTGTGCTACTTACAAAGTACGAAGCTACAGCACTTGCTATGCGGTGTCAAACGGGGTAGCGTTAACCGCATGATGAACTACACAGTTTCGATCCGCAACGAAAAGCCGCGCCACTTCGCCGAACGACGTGCCGCAATGGAGACCGCTATCGCCTACTACGGCATCGGTCGCGACGTGTTCGTTATCGATAACACAGACCCCGCCGGCGGTACCGACCACGCGCGCGGCTGGGCAACCTACGTGAACCGCAACATCGGCAAGCTGCATTACTGCCACCCGTGCGGCGGATACACCGCGGAGCACGCGCGCGGCGGACATCGGTAGGGCCCGCGGATATGAGACTCGCCTACACACTCGCCCCGCTCTTCGCCCTCGGCGCCATCGCCGGCGCCGCAGCTACCGAAGTCGACTACATACGCGATACCGGTACGCGCGCTACCGTCGTCATGCCGTATTGCGGCACTGAGGATGGATCCGACTACCCGAACCAGTATTGCCTGTGGGTCGACCCCGATACCGGCCGCGGATACGTGAACGACTACACCGCCGGCGCAACCGCCGGCCGCGGTGCCGAGTAGCTCCGACAACCTCAGGACCTCAGGACCCCGATAGCCACACGGCATCGGGGTCCTGTCATATGCGGCATCGGGCGCCCGCGCTCGGGACTTGGCCACAATCGACCACGCGCGCGCCACCGCCGGCCGCGGGTAACCGTGCGACATCGCCCGCCGGCCGCCCTAGAGCTCGGCTAGGCGCCCGCAATGCGCCCGCGTCGTCGTCTCGGGTCCACACCGCATCGGGGTCGTCGTCGTCGGACCCGGGTACTCGGGCCCTTCGGGGCCCGGTACCGGTCACCCCGCCCCCCCGGGCCGAAGAC